TTAATCTATCTTCCATAATATTATTAAATTGATTTTATTATAGTTTTTAAATCGCACCTTTTTTGTGGATTCAATTTTAACATTTTTTTCAATAATTCTTCATGTTGTGAATGTATTTTTTTATTTGTATATTTACTTGGATTTGTATATATATTTATAAAATAATCTATATCATTTTGAGATAATTCACCAAATACACTCCAACTAAACTCTCCAATATTATAACCTATTAATTCTAATGCTATTATTCCAACACCCCATACCATTGTTTTTTCATTACATTTTACAACACCCCTATCAAATCTGGATTCATATGGAGGATATGTAGATATATGAGTATCACCTCGTTTACATATACCACCTAAATCACCCAATACAATCTTTAATTGTTCCTTGTCTATACACTTAAATAAAATATTATCACCTTTTATGTCTGTATATGATAATTTTTGACGATTTAAACAATCAAAATGTATTGCAACATCACGAACAACTTTAAATATATTTACTGGCAAAAGTTTACGATTCATTAAAGTTAATGGACCACTCATATAATCCATAATACTTATTGTATTATTTTGAATATATCCTTTTTCAACTATAACACGTGCGTTAATTGTATCACATGGGACTTTTTTCCTATTTAAGTATTGAATAATACCAATTTCTTCGTCATTTTTATTTTTATAAGTTTTCACTGCAATTTTATATCTATTGTTATAAATAGAATAAACTTTACCATATGTTCCCTCACTTATATATTTTTGACGATCGAGTATTGCATCATTATAACTGAAAAGTAATCCACCAAGATGTTTAACACGATCTAATTCAACTGGAACTATATTTGGATATTTTTTACATCTTGTAGTATTTATTGTATTTATTGATTGTTTTTTAGTTTTTATATTGGATAATCCGAGTCGTTTTCTATTTTGACTATTATCAAGTATACATCTTTTTGTTTTAGGATTTAATATTTTACCTTTCGGACATTTTTTAACATTTGATAGTTTAATTTTAATACATCGGTTTGTTTTGGGATTTAAACGTTTACCTTCCGGACATTTCTTACTGGTAGATTTTCTTTCGCATTTACCTGTTTTTTTATTTCTTCTAGTTCCATTAGGACAACGAGGCATATACTATTAATAATATTATTTAATCATTTAATTCCCAGCAAGAATTTATTTTACTATTTATTGTTAATGTTGTAACTTTGTAGTTTTTTTTATCATTTTTTTGTGAAAATGCAATACTCGGTTTTCGAATATATTTGTCATCTTTAAATGTTTTGAACTTATTTTGATTATTCGTTCTTTTATTTATTGTTTCACAATTTTTATTATATGGATCACATAATCTTTTATGTGATGATGTTCCTTCAACTGTTGCTTCAGTTGAACCAAATGGACATATATAATTACTGTTTTTATTACTTTTAACAGGATAACTCGTATCAAACAACTTCTTATTATATATATCTTGATCAACATTAGATGCACTAATATAATAACATGTATCCTTTTTATCTTTTGTATCAATTAAACATGTATTTGTATCTGGATCACACACTTTACTAAGACATTCACTATCATTCGTACATTCTTTAACTTTTCCTTCTGCGTCTACATTCATTCCTAATAATGATGCCGGTGATGGAGATGGACTTGGAGGACTTGGTGGTCCCGGAGATGGACTTGGAGGACTTGGTGGTCCCGGAGATGGACTTGGAGAATGATGATGTCGACAACAATGCTCACGATTACAGTATCTACCATGACATAGTCTATCTTTTACCCCATGTTCACAATCACTATCATCAAAATGATCATAACAAGAATCCAATTCTATATCATCAAACTTTAACTCACAGCGATCACCATAAAAATCATCATAACAATCACATATATAACTATCTAGATCATTTGATATACATTTACCACCATTTTCACATGGATTAGAATTCAATTCACAATATGTTTTGGATGTTGAAATTGGAGACGGAGTTGGTGTTGGAGACGGAGTTGGTGTTGGAGACGGAGTAGTTTCATCACTGGGCCATAATAACCAAATTAATAACAATATTAATAAAATAATAATTATTGCAATACCAATACATATTTCTTTATTTTTTTTATTTTTTTTACAATAATTTATTATTCCACCACCACTTTGTTTACGATTATAAACACAATTTAAATATATCAATATTATTATTGATAATACTATAAAATACATATAATATATAATTATATTAAAAAAGTTAAATTATTTAATTAAAATTTGTTATTATATATTCTCATTTAATTTTGTCATATGTTGTCTATGTTGTTCCCCTGGTTTTAGACTACAACACCAATCTGTTTTAGTTTCATCACTATGTTTCACAAAACAATTGTCATTTTTATTGTTTAATTCATAATAATTAATAGATGGACAATATTGTCCTGCGCCGGTTGCTTTATCATAACCCGTGATTCCATCAAAAGTAAATAACTTGAGTGTACTTAAATCTGTCAATTGATTTACTTCAGAGCAGTTTTGATTAAATGGATCACATAATCTTTTTTGACAATCTGGATCTTTTAAAGTATTTGTATTATTTCTAATTTTAGTATTTGCTACTAAACCAAATGGACAATAACTATTATTATCCGAAGCATTTGTACAATTAAAAGTCTGAGTAGAGAATTTTCTAGCAGGTGATCCTTCTGGATAATCATCTGTCAAATATTGACATGTATCTCCCTGACTACATTTTGGTTGACAAGAATATGTTAATTTATCACATACTCCTCCTTCTCCTTCTGCTTTACAATCAGTATCTTTTGTACATATTGTAGGATTAGCATCCATTTTGTTCGTATTATATGCAGTTCCAGCATATAAAACTGACTTACATTTCTTTCCTTTATACATATAATGAGGTTCATCTATACCTTCATAGGTTTTATATATACCCATTTCTGGTTTAGGTGATGTATAATATCTAGGATTACAACTACAACTAAATTCACACTTATTATTGGGATTAGTATGACAATAACCATGACCTTCACATTGCGATGCGCTCTTACACGCAGATGGACTGGCTGAACAATTTTCTGAATGTTCCTTTATTGAGAAACACTTATTCATAGGTGTTTCACTACCATTATCACATATACTTGCATCACAATACTTACATTTTGTACCAGATGTATTACAATTTTCCTTATTTTTATATTCACTACAAGATGCATTACGTTTGAAACATGTACCATTACTTGCATTATATAAACAATCTGTTTGTAATAAGCAACAGGTTTGTGAATCATTGTGTATTGGACATTGTTCGGGATTTGTTACTATTAGACATTCACATTTAGGACCATTATAACTTGCAGAGCAGTCAGAACAATTAGGGGGTCTAAAATTTGGAGTACACGAACATGAACCGTCTGGATTACATTTACCATTTGGATGATGACATGGATTACCAGCACACGGATTACAATCTCCTATACATAAAAACTCATCCGGTAGTCCTATTTTTGATTTTTCTGTTCTCCCAGGACATGTATCTGATTGTCCACCAATACTAAACCCATTTCCACTATGGAATAATATTTTAAATATATATAATATTAATATTGCAACAACAATTCCACATAATAAATGTTTAACTTTCATATTATATTATATTATATTATTATAAAATAAATATGGAGAAATTATATAAAAACTTTAAAAATATTGAATCTATGAATGAATCTACAAATCGCGATCTTGATGATTTACTTGATAAATTAGAAAAACCTAAAAATATTGAATCTATGAATGAATCTACAAATCGCGATCTTGATGATTTACTTGATAAATTAGAAAAACCTAAAAATAGTTTTACACCTGATTTTTTTAAATATGATAATACATCAACAGATTATTTAGATAATATGAGAGAACTGTATGGATTATTTATTTGTATGTTTTTAATGGAAGATTATTTAAAAAAAATGGATAGTCAAATGAATATATATGAGGTTGATTAAATTATAATCTAACATTTTCCCGTTTAACACGATAATATCTACCATCTCTTTCTGTTCCGTTTCCTTTTGTTTTTCCTAGTTTACAACATATAATCCATGAATTACTTGTTTCATTTACAATTTCTCCTTTTAACTCTACTCCTTTTGAATCCGTCCATTTTACAATTTTACCAATTCTAATTATTTCAGGAGATTCTTCAGATTCACTGGATTCACTGGATAGTTTTGGTGGTTCACTGGATTCACTTGATAGTTTTGGTGGTTCACTAAATTCACTAGATTTTGGTGGTTCACCGGATTCACTTGATAGTTTTGATGGTTTAATATTAGGTTTATCAAAATACTGTATCAATTCTGGATTATAAGTTAGTAATTGTTTGTATGTAAATATACTAATATTATCTATGATTATATTTGTTAATCTGTATTCAGTTTCTTGTTTCATATCAAATAATAAAACAAAATAGATATCTTCAATTGGTATATCTCTATTATAGATTGAATATACTTCATATTTATTTTCACGATTTGAATATCTTTTTGTTGTATATAAATATCCTATATTTGTGTAATGTTCGATTAATTCATATAAATCTTCAATCTCCACGTTTTCATTATCTCTTTCTAATATTTTCATTATATCTGTTTGTGTTAAATCATCATATATATCAATATTGTTCATACAATCTGAAATTATAGTTAAATCCATATTTTCATCTGAATCATATAGTTTTAATTTTGCATTATTATATATTAATTTTTGAACAATTACAGGTGATTCTGTTTCATATATATGAGTGTCATTCTGCTCTGTTTCTGTTTTTTCAAACAGTTTTTCATTTATAATTTTGTAATTATTGATATACATATTTTGTTTATCAAATAATAAATCTAAATAATCATCCATAAATTCAATAAATGTGAAAAAGTATTCATCTTTATTTGCAGTATTTTTTAATTCATATGGTTCAACTTTTGAATGTATTTGATTAAATATATTATTTGTATCTGATTCATCAATACCATACATCATTAATAACTCTACAAACCGATAAACAAATCTTTTTATGAGTTCTTTTGTATTTTCACTTTCAATTTTTAATTTACATGTCTCATCTTTATATTCACAAGGTTCATCACATTCGGATTTTGATTTGTCAAGACAAATTGTATCTCTTATATTTATTTTAGACGGTTTTGTTTTTTTAACAGTTGTTATATTTTTTATAATTCCTCTTATGTATCGATATAATTCATAACGTCTATGTTTTTTTGGTTTACCATTATTTAATATTTTTTCTATATTGTTTTTAATATCGACTTGATTTTTTATATAGATTGATAAATTATTATTAAATAAATTATTCATTTTCATTTCATAATTAAATATTTCTGTATATTCTGTACGATTGTCAGATTTTATTAATTCATGTGACAATGATAAATCTAATTTAAATAAATCAAAATCACCTTTTATTTTATATTTATGTTTTGCTTTATCATATATTTCTGGTTCGATTGGAACATAACTATCTTTTAATAATATATTTACAACACGTTCTTTTTCTACAATAATACCTATTACTGGTTTTTGTATTTTTTTTAAAAATACAATTGTATCTTCATAATTATGCAAATCTACTGAATTAAAATTATAAACGACATTCAAATTATTATTAAATATATCTATTGGATTTATTGGATAAACGTAATTGTCAGATGTTATTAAATGTGTTATTTTACTTTGTAAATCAATTTTATATGCTTTTATTTCTATTTGGGGTAAATCATTTATTTTAATACTTGGTTCAATTTGTCCGTAAACTATATCGTATATTTTTTTAAAGTATAAATTTTTTTCTTTATCTATTATTATATCATATTTATTATTTTCAATACTATGTTTGAACACAATCAAATCATAATGATTGTTTTGTAAATAAATAAATATAAAACTATCATTTATTACGAATTGATCCAATGGCATTTTGATCCTAGTATCTAAATTTACATTTTCAAATACAATAAATATAGTATTTTGCAGTTCTTTAAATACACGATTGGCAATTGGTAATATATATCGATCATCTTTATCTACACTTGATTCAATGTATTCTGTATAATTTTTTAATGATTTATATAAATTGAATAAATATGTCGAATATTCATCATTTTTTATAGATTCTGTTATTTTTTTTACAGTTTGATCTCTTTTAAAATATTTGAATATAAATTGGATATAATCTCTTTTTAATTTTGATTTGATATCTTTGATGTTAATCTTTTCAGAACGTTGATTGCGTGTCAACGATAGTAGTCCTGTTTCTAAATTATATTTTGTTACTGTATATTCTTTATCTTCAATAATAATGCTCAATCCAATCGTTCCAGTAGATTGTACATCCGCATCTGTAATTTCTTTTTGAAATATATTATATAAATTTGTTTTAACATATTCATCTATTTCATCATTTATAAGATTTTTAAATCGAGTTGTAAAATATTTAAGTCTTGTTGTATATAAGTGATCCTCAAATATATTATATATAGTATATACAGTAGAAACAGTATTTGTATATATTTTATTTAATATTTTATAACATTCCTGTTCAGATTTATTTAATAATTTTGTTAAATAATCAATTATAGATTGTCGTGTTTTTATTATTGATTTATTTGTAGTTTCTTTATGTTTATCCCAATTCCATACAATACTATTATCAGATATTTTTACAATTTCATCTTTTATTTTATTAGGTATTTTTGATTTTTTTTCAATTTTTGTGGAATAAACATCTATTGATTCAATTAAAATGATATTTTTTAAGTCAAATGCAATATTATCTAATTTAATCTTATTTATTTTTAATTTATCTCGTTTTTGAGTTTGAATATAATTTTTAATTATATCAATTATTTCATCTGGGTCTAAATATATAGATGTATATTTGTCTCGATTATCAGATACAACTTTTGAAAACGTAAGTTGTATGTTATTAAATATACTATTATCAATAGATTCAATGATACATTCAAATATTGTATGTTTATGTGTTCCTTTTCTTGCAAAACCACACATATATTTTTTATTTTTTTCCACAATTCCAGTATCAAGTAATGTTTTTGTATTATTTAATGTTTTTGTCAAAAAATTATTTGTTTGTTGAAATAATGATTTTAGATTATCATTTATATTACAATAAGTTTCATTTTTACATATTTCAAAATTATTTACATTAGTTGATTTCAATTTTTGTTTTTTTTCTTTAACATTAAAACAACATGGCATTTGATTAAAAGTTTTTCTCGTTGGATTTGTTTGTTCCATAACACGCGCTTGTAAATCATAAACATTATCCATTGTATTCCAATATTCAGTTGTACCTCTTTTCACAATATTACTTTTGTATTCATATTGTTCATATTCTTCTGGTTTAATACTTAAGTTTCGTCGTTTATCCCAATACATTGGACATATATAATTATTCATATTGTCAATAGAAGATCCCAATTTAATTACATTACTATATGAATCTCTACCTGAATCTTCACTTTCATCTATTCTTTTTAATTCTCTATCACTAACAACAACAGGTTGTCGATCTGCTCCACAATTACGACTATATAATGGAACATTTGGATAATCTCGTGCTCTCCAATCTATTAATTCACGATCTCTGTCTTTTATTCTTTCTAAATAATATCCTTCACCACCTTTTTGTATTGATCCACCACTTGATTCAGATGATGATTCAGATGATGATGATGATTCAGATGATGATGATGATTCAGATGATGATTCAGATGATGATGATGATTCAGATGATGATGATGATTCAGATGATGATTCAGATAATGATGATGATGATGATGATGATGATGTATCTTCTAAATCTAATTCACTTAAATCTAAATCATCTAAATCTATATCTGAATCATCTGATTCTGTATCATCATCTTCTATTTGTGTTTTTTGTGGTGTCTGTTCTATTTTTACAATTTTTTGTTTTTTGAAAAATTTTTGATAATTTACAGATAAATCTTTATGTTTATATTTAGAGTATATAGTCAAACTAGATTTAATGAATAATAATATACGATTATATTCCATTAATGAATTGCAATTATTTATATAAACATTTAATGAATCACTCTTTTTTTCAATTATTATTTGTGCACCTGGTTCTTTTGTATATGTTGTATAATATCTTTTATTTTCTATCATTTTTACACTAATAGATTCCATCCATTCTTCTAATAATATTTGTGCTGTTTCAATTGTTAAATCACTAAATGTATCTACTAATGTATTAACAACATCTACATCACTTAATTTTAAATATGGATTTTTTAATGTTGATATTAATGATAATTTAGTATCCAATTCATTATAATTTGAAACACGTTTGTATCTCATTTCAATCATTTTATCTGATTCATTTTCTTCTACAATACGAACATATCCATTTAAATTTTTATAAAATTGTTTCAATTCTGATAATACAATATCAAAATTGAATTTAGAATAATCAAATATTAATTGTGAATCAAAATAATCTATTATAGTTAAATCATTTATTCGATACTCCCATTTGAATTCTATCTTTGTTATGTCTTTATCACTATAAAGTTTATATCTATTTATATTATTTTTTATAAAATTATTACAAGTTTGTATCATTAAATCAAATGATGGTTTAGATATAGAATTGTTATTATTATCATCATATAATAATTCAACCGTTCCATCTTTATGAACGATTAGTGATACAAAATGGTCTTCTGTATAATTTAATTTAAAGCAAACCACATTATCTGAATGTAAATATTTAGGAAAATTATTCACAATTATTTTATAATCACTCATCCATGATTTACATAAGTCTTTCGTTATTCGATTATTTATAATAGACGGTTTATATATTTTAAAATATGAATCATCATATGAATCTAACATCAATTTACTAAATACAATATCGGGTGATAATTCTATTTCTGCAAATAGTTTTATAATATTCACGGTTATATCAGAAGAACCTGTTCTTAATTTAAGAAGTTTCATATTGTAATTATCACATGTAATCATATCATCATAAAATGATTCTAATGTATCAGTTTGATTATAAATTATTTGTAATTCTTTTTTATATTGTTCGTATTTTGGTTGTATATTTATAGATCCTTTTAAATACTCAATATCATCAATATTTATCCAATATTTTCTAACAATTCCATAATAAACACTTTCTATATTTGATATAGAATCTGGAAATATTCGTTCTATATAATCTTGTAATGTTATGAAATAAATTGTATCTATATCTATTCTTAAATCATTCAATATTGTATATGTCTTATTATCAATACGATTTGATATCGGTTTATTGTCTGAATCTACAAATTTAGAATCTGGATTTTTGTCTGGTATTCCTATTTCTATAGAATCATCTTTATATTTAAAACTTAATGGAATATTTTTGCCAGATTTTTCTGTCCAACAATACAATAATTTACCAATACATTTTGATTTTACACAATGTATTGCAATTTTATTGAATACTGTTTGAACTGTATCATCTATATTTATAGTTTCATCAATACATTTTGCATCTTTAAAAGTTTCAATTGGAATATTGTAATATTTTTTTAATGTTTCACGATCAGAACTTGAAATACCTTGATTATTTATTCTATTCAATATAGTTCGTGTTTCATCATTAAAATCTATAAATAAATATGATTGTTTCGTATAATAATCAACTACACGAAAAGTAAAAGAATTGTATTCTGTTTTACAAAAAAAGATGTCTTCCATATAATTAATATAACTATATATATTTTTAAATTAAAATTGATATGGTGTTTTATCAATTAATGTTCCACAATAATCTACCGGTTCTTTAAAATAATTAACTGGTTTATAAACACCCGCTTCATCTCCTTTTTTTAATAAATATTCCATATTTTTCCAAAATATTGGCGGGTGTCCATCTTCTCGGGTCATTAAATGACCTAATTCATGTATTAATACAAACATTATAGTATTCATATCAGTAATTACACTATTGTCTTTATTTCTTACACATAAAACTATTTCTTGACCTTTATTTAATGAATATGCTTTATAAGATTTATATTCAAGATTTTCACCTAAACGATCTGGATTATAGTAACGAACCACTCTTTGAGAATCTTCATTTCCATTATTTTTTAACTCTTCTACTAATTTCAATGCACCTTGATTGACTTTTGCCAATAAATCGGCAACTTGTTGCTTGTCTGGTGTGTCTG